GGCTTGGGAATCGCCGCCCCCGACGGCGACTTCTTCAGCGACTTCTTCAGCCTCTACAGGCTCGTCATCGTCGGTCGCGAACTGTGATTCAAGATCCGACACCCAACGGTCCGACCCAACTTCAGCAACGAACCCCTGTTCTGCTAGGGAATCGTCTACCTGTTCCTGAGAAAGTTCTTCTTCTGCCATTTACCTCATCTCCGCCGATCGAATCTGATAATCAGATTATCTGAGACCTCTGGATGCCACCAATCTCCGTAGTTCATCAGGGTTGGGCATCCCCCCACCCTGAGCCTGCTGAGGCGGTGATTGACCCATGCCGCCCTGTGCTGCGGCACCCATCTGCCCGGCCATCCCCGGAGGAACAACACCACCAGCCTGTGCCAGAGCCTGCGCTGCCTGCTGTAGAGGCTCCTTCAACTTCTGCAAAATGGCGGACTCAATGGCCGACAGATACTCGAGGTCGGCGTCAGGCGCTGCCTTTAGTTGGGCGAGCGAAGACAGGAGTTGATGCAACCCCTCCGACATCGTGTTGTTCTGGCGGGTGCCACCAGCCATGAGTTACTTCTTTGCTGACAGATCGCGTGGCGACTGTGACTTCTTGGAAGACACGTTGGCTCCGTAGTCGCGGCCAGCAGTCTGACCCAACTTGTGAACCTTGATGTTCTTCCCCGAAGTGGAAGCGGGACCGGGCATCTGATGCTCCTTGGTTAGAGATCCAACGCGTTTCTGCGCTGGTTCTGATTTTCGTCGTCGCCTTCTGCCTTGTTCGCAGAAAGCCTACCGTCGAGTTGTCGTACCACTGAACCCTTCTCCGACGGGCCTTTCCAGCCTCTCGGAGTTGGGACGTTATTGGACGTGAACTTCTCGGCCATGTGGTTACCTTACACTCTTTTCGTCACCGTTGTCTATTACGGGAACCCATATTCGAGTTGGAAGCCATGTTCGGGTTGGGTTTCCCCTCGCCGCCTATTCCTAGCACACCACCGGCGTTGACTCGTTGCAGAATCTGTTCGCGGTTCGGGTAATCGTGGGCTTCGAGCACCGCTTGGGCGTCCAAAGCACCCATAGCGAACAAGGTTTCTGCTTCGGCGATACGTGCCGCACGGGAAATCGGCATCGCCGACCCTGCACGCACATACAACGAGAATCTCATCGGGTCTGCGCCTTGGTCGTTGGGGACGAAGAAATGTCGTGCCCGCAAAGCCAGCATCGACCGTTCACCGTCGGGTCCCACAATCGACATGACACGGGGTAGCGAATAGTTTTCCACGACAAGGTTCGCCAACAGGCTCCCCGCCTTCGACAAACTTCTTTCAAGGTTTCGCAACGCCAGCCGTATCCGCACAAATGCGGACTCAGCCACCGAGTCGATGACACCCTGCGAGTTTCGTCCCGTCGGCGAAAACCCCCGTACCACTCCTGATAGACCACTGATTCTTTCCATTTCGTTGATGTAAAACTGGACGAGTTCCTGCACATCGTTCGGCATTTGAGGCGGCGTAAGCCAACCCGCTTCCGACCCTGCACCCTTCGTGATGCGTTGACCGGGACGGTTGACAATCTTTGTTCTAGGAATACCCGACCGGGAATCCTCCAAGAAAATAGGGTTGGATACGAGTTCGGCGTGCTGCTGCAACGCAGCCAACAAACGGTTGATAGCCATTTGTGGATCAGCGAGATGATCCACCAACGCGATCCCCCACATGTCTCCAATGTCGTGGTTGACGTACCGGACGTACGGATGGTTGCCGTGCTGCCACATGTCCATTGCACGTTCGTTGACCAACACATGCGAACCGGTGGTGATGATGACACGCCATTCGGAGACGTTGAACGGTTCGTCCTCCTCGTCTCCCTCAGCCGGTGTGTACAACGTGTTTTCTTTGATCCACGCTTCGAACACAGTGATCGAACCGTCGTAGTACGCCGAATCCGAAACCCGTCCGTTTTGACCCGGTTTGCCGTAAATCGGAGGAACAGTCCCCGACCCGCCGGAATGGGCTGCAAGGTTCGCCATCGGGGCTTTGCCACCAGTTTCATTGTTTTCACGATGCGGCAAAGAAAACCCTGCACCCATGTCTGCTTCGATCACGTCGCCGCGTCCGGGGAACCGGCGTTCAAACTCGGTGATCGACAGTTCCCGCGCTTCAATGATGTAGTTGGCGTCGTGTAGCGAAGTCGCCGACGGGTCGATAAACAGTGAGAACGGGTCGCATCGGCGCATCAACGCATTGCCCGCCCCGCCGTCGGCACCGGGGTCGTAGACGCATTTGAAAAACCCTGTGCCGTAAATAAACGCGTCGAACAGAACTTTCTCTACTTCACCTTCGAAGTTGTGGTTGACCCAAAGTGAGTCAAGCACAGTTTCGAGGTCTTGTGCGAGTTTCTGCTGAAAGTTGGCGTACTGCGAATGTGGGTCTGCCGACGGGACAGCCTGAAACTTGACTCGCTGATCAGTCATCCAACCAACAAGGGCTGACACAATCGGGTAAATCTCGGATGCTGTCGGGGAGGGCATCCACGCATCACGCGAGTTGGACCAACCGCGGTTGTGAACCAACCGGTACGCTTTACGCCACCTGTCGTGGCGACGGTTCATTTCCGTTTTGGCGTTGCCATACAAACCGTTGATACGGCCTGCTACCACATGGTCTTCACCCTGTGCGTGATCTACTCGTTCGGCTACAGCCACTGCTTCACTTCTCGTTGACCGGTTTCGGTTTGCCGCCTCAGCGTACTATCCATACCCTCGTCGCTTACTCTAAGCGATTCCTTGTCGGACAAATCGACAGGCACATAGTTGTGCGGAGCGCCTGTGCGTTCCGTCATCTCAGCAGACTTGCGGGATAGTTCCGCAGCGAACTGTTTCTTGTCAGAAATGACTTTGCCGACTGTGTGGTTGAAATGTTCGTGCATGACTTTCGCCGGTTTGAACGAGTAGACGCGGCGCAACATCGGTTTACCACAATCGGGGCAATCCAACATCGGGTCGTCGTTGTGGTGCTGAAACTTTTCGCCGTGGACCTGACAGGCACGGCACCGGTACAAGTAAACGGGCATCAGCGGTAGTGTAGTTCCTCACACTTGCACCAAGTGTCACCACACATCCCGCATTCGTGCGGCCGGTGCTCCAACAGCGGGTCATGTTCAGCAAGGTCGTGACCTACAACCCGGGCCTTGTTTTTTTGCGGGTCTTCTACAACCTCTGGACTGTTCATTTCATAATCCTTCCATGCCGTCGAGTTTACTTCGGTGCTTTCATCATGGCGTACAGGGCTTGCCGACCCCACTTCGTGCCGAAGTCCACCAACTGTTTCGCTATCTTCTGGTTCGGCGCGAACCGTTTCATGTCGTTCAACTTGGGTGACGACGCGTTCAGCCAGTTGCGTTCGTAGTGGCGAACTGGGACTTCCATCTTGGGGTTGATGTCCGCGGCGGAGGCTATGCGGTGGTGCCCTTCGATGATCATCGGCGGACCAGGCGAAAGGGGCGGGTGACCCACCCAGACGGGTTTCTCCACACCTGACTTTGCGATGTCGTCGTACAGTGACCGCCAATGAGAACCTCGGCGGTCGACCCCCGGGTAAATGGAACCCGAAGGACTCCGCCAATCCGCATGTTTGGATGCGAACAACTTGTCGTCCCACATCTTCTCGTCAGCGCGAAGCAACCCGGCCCGTCTGGCTGCTTCGGCGTCGCCGGGCACGATGGCGCGGAGTTGTTCGGCAGGGGTGAACATTGCCAACTGCTGCGGGTTACGCATCGCTTCAAAAGATTTCTTAGCGATCTGTTTTTGTTCCGACTTGGAGAACAACGAGTCCCACGCCTTTTTGGCATCGGCTGTCGCTTCGGCAAACAGCCGCTTCTCGTGCTCCCGTCCACCGGTGCTCCAACTAAGCGAAGCCGGGAACGACGGCTGGTTACCTACCATAAAGGCGTGGTTCCAGTTTCGGGGGGGTGGTGCGGAAGCCATCTATTTGGGTAGTTTCGCTATCAACTTGAGCGCGGGTTTTCCCCACTTTGACACGAACTTCGTCAACTGACTGGCCAGTTGAGTCTTCGGGCCTTTCACCATGTTCTCCCATTGGGAGAACATTTCCGCTTTACGAAGTTTGTCGGCGGTGCTGGTATCGAATCCGAACGGGTCCACAGGGGGTGGTTCGTACGGGATAGGTTGACCCCAACCGGGTGCCCACGATGCGGGCGGACTCCCCTTGCGCCCACCCTTTATGAACTCCAACTGGCCTGCGATCCTGCCGGGTTTCGGATCGGCCCCTTTCGCCTGACGAACTATCTCATCGGTGAACCCGGGAGACGAGGTCCCGTGGTACTTCTGCCAAACCGGGTCTCCCGGTGGCGGGTCGGGGACAACCCACCCATCCGGCCACCACGGGAAAGCGGTGGTGATGCCGGTCCGGGCAACAACTGGCGGGCGTGGGGGTGTCGCATGCGTAGTGTCCCATCTATTTGGTTTATAGAATGGTCGGACCATCGCCATAAACTGTCGACCCAAACCGCTCTTATTCCCCTTGGCGTTCACATCGTCGAGAACCTGACCCAGCGTGAGGCTGCCCCCCTCAGTGGCCCCACCGACGTGAACGCTTCGCCCGGGCGATGGGAGGTACCCGCTGTCGGAAACCATGTAGGGCAGTTTCCCCTTCGCCAGTTCGGCGCGAGTCGGGACATAAACCTCGTCGAAGCCCGTACTGGCGCCTAGTGCCTGCTCCCACAGCCGGATGAGGTGCGAATACACCTGACGGGTGAGGGGTTCCGGCTTACCCGTTGGGACGCTCTTCAAACTCATGTTATTTGGGTAGTTTCGCCATCAACTTGATCCCGGCCATACCCCACTTCGACACGAACTTCGTCAACTGTCCGGCTAGTTGAGTCTTCGGGCCTTTCACCATGTTCTCCCATTGAATCATCATCTTCGCCATCTCCGGTGATGGCTTTCGCCCTAACTTGTCGCCCGGCATGTCCTTCAACTGATGGTAGATGCTCTCTGGACCCTGTATCCTCCCCATCGTCTTACCGGCTGACACGGTTTCACCCGCGGCGTATGACGGGCCATACCCTTTCGACCCTCCCTTACCTTTGACGAACCGTCTCTGCTGCCTCCTAGTGGCTGGCGGGTCGACCGCGTTCGGGTCGATGGTCCTGCCGTAGCCGAACTCGCCTGCGAGCGGATGGGTCGATCGGGGGTCTATGCCCCCCGGTCCGACTCTTGATGTCAGCCGCTGCTGGGCAGCGGAGAGAGGTGGGGGTTCGTACGGAGGTACCTCTTGTCCGAGACTCCGGGCGAGATCCATCTGCGCCTGAATCCCCGGAGGCGGGGTCGGAACGCCCGGTTGCCCCGGATAACTCATGCCGGAACCATGAGGCGGCTTGGGCGCCCATTTACCTTCAAGGTCCCATTGGCCGTAGTTGTTCCACCGGTACGGGTCCTTTAGCGATTCGATCCCCGGTTTTGTGGGTTTCCCAATCCGCCGTGGAGCGGACGAACGGCCGGACTGGCTGAAAGGCCGTAGGTCTGAGATGGTCGCCCCTTCGGTCCGGTGGATGCCGAACATCTTGTCTATGGCGGACTGGTCCCAGCCCATCCGTCTTAGCCATTCGATCCTGCGAAGTTTGTCGGCTTCCCAGATCGCCTGCTGGTAGAGGTCAGCCATGTTCAGCCTGCTGGATGGTTGGAAAGGAAATCTTCGTACGCTTCGGGGCTGTTCAAGACAATCGTGACCCCACCCGACGGTTCCGGTCCCCTGCCGATCGTCATGCTGATCGTGCCGACCAGCGTGCCGACCGCTACAAGGAGCCCGGTGACCGCTACGAGAAGTTTAGTGACCCTGCTCATGTTGTGATCTTAGCAATCCGAGCCGTGTCGCTGATTCGGGATGGTCGTGTATCCAGTTATGGCAGTTGCGGCAGATCGCGACCGTGTTGTGCGGGTCTAAAATGTCGCCGCCGCGTGCCCGTGTCAACGGTTCATGCAGTTCCGTGGACCGTCTCGAACAGGCGTACGATCCGGTGTCGAGTCGTTTACCGTACTCGAATCCGAATGTCTGCATTCTGTGTAGCCGTATAGCGTCTCCAGATTCGCACCACGGCCGTTTGGCAAGTTCCCACTTGACAAACTCGGATCGCTTCCTTTTTTGCAACGATCGTTTCTTCGATACGCGCCGTAGCGGTGTTTTACGTGTCAGCCTGCTGCGTTTCATGCTGTCACCTGTTCTTCCCATTGCTCCCAAGCAGGGGTGATCGGCAACGAATCGCCGGGTTCGTCGCTGCCCATAGGTCCCTCGTAGCCCGACACAGGACCCTCTGTAGAGGCGCAGATGCACGCTATGGCCATCGCCATCACACAGTCGTCGAAAGACCGCCCAGAGCCGTCTGCGGGGCCGTAGCCGCCATTGGGGAGAGTGACGTACGTACGCATCTCGTCATACGTTTTCGCGTCGTGGATTGTCATGTCGCGGTCGGCTATCAGTTTGATCAACCAACCAATCGCCCATTCTTTACGCTTCCACGTTGTTGACCAACCCATTGTCTCAGAGATTTTGCCGGGAGACTTGTCGGCCCACCGGTTGCGCCAAATATGGGGGTAGTCGATTTCGACGAGTCGACCGATGGTTGCGTACCCGGGTCCTTCCACTTCAGTCGAGATTGTTGCGTGGTTGTAGAAGGCACCAAGTTTGGCGAGTTCTTCAGCGAACGTCATCGGGTCGATTTTGCCGTTCCATATTGCGACCTGTTCGTATGTGCGCCGGTTTATTACTTGAGCGCACGCGTTGTCTCCCATTGTGGTGTGGGTGGGGTCGGCGCCCACAAAGTATTTTCCCCACGACGTGTCAGATGACGGTTTGCGGAAAATGGTGAGAGAACCAGACCTGTCCGGTATGAACTCGACGTAGTTGCCGCGTCGTTGCAGAAACCCTTTGACACCGTTTTTGGGTTCGTACACCATTTTCAAGTTTTCGACAGGGAACACGTTGGTGCCGGACGCTATAAAGGCTTCTTCCGGGGTCGACGGGTATTCCTGCATGAATCGTTCAATGTTGGAGTCGGCGAGGTTGCGGATCGCCCAGCGTCGCCACACCAAATGGTCGTCGTCTACGCCGACCCGTTTCAGAACCCGTTCGTCTTCGTTGAGAGACGACAGCGTTTCTTGCTTCAGGTTTGCTGCTGACGCTGTGTATTCGGGGTGTTCCCACCACGGGAAGAACAGTGGCTGGTAGTCGTTGTCTCCAGAGACGGCGTTCTGCCATGTGTCGTAAAACCAGTTGCCGACACCGTTGGCGGTTGATTCGAGAATAATCATCGACTGCGACATGTTGGGAATCGTTTGCCGCAACCCGAGCATCATTTCGTCTGGCCGATCCCAGAACGCTATTTCGGAGCCGTGCATGGCGTTGATGGTGCGGGAACGACCGGCACGCATGTTTTTCGCTGTCGCTATACGAATACTGGAACCGGTTTCTTCCCACGCCAGTTCTTTACGAGACACGTACTTTGTTGTGTACAAGTCTTTGAATGGGAATGTTTCCCAATACAACTTGGTCATGTTGAGCAAATATTCGGATGCGTCGATTTCGTGGGCGATCACCAACCCGTACGTGTGTTCGTGCAACACCACCCATGCAAACATGAGTGCCTCTGAAATCGTTGAAATCCCCAACTGCCGGGCTTTGAGCACAATGACTCGAACCGGTTTGCGTTGGCTGTACTGGGTGTTGACAGCATCCAGCACTTGGGATTGCGCCCAGTTGGGTTTCAGCACCTCAACGGTTTGCTGCTTCGTCCGTATCGACAACCGGGAAACAAACGGGTCGAAGTTCATCCCGGCCCGTCTTGCTCCGGTTCAGGCTGCGGCACTTCAGGTGTTTCATCCATGATCGCCATTTCGCTGAGCATAGATTGAATGTCGGTTCGCAGCACAGACAGGTCCTCAGACGATTCTTCACCAAGCATTGTCATCATTTTTGTAAACAAGTTGGTGATCATCTTCTGCTTGACCTGTGGTGAACCTTCGTCGAGCATCAGCATGGTTTCTTCAATGACACGCCACGCGACGCGACGTACCCCTACACGAAGGTCCTCGTCGTCCCGTACTACCGAATCTACGGGAACTTCGTCGACTGCTTTACGAACCTTATCTACTTCGATGTCGAAAATCGTTGCGATTGTCGACGGAGACAGCCCGTAGGTGGCTAACCGCGCAAGAACAGTTCGTGCAGGGGCACGAGCCATTAGAACGGATCTTCGGGCNGCGGTATCNGACCGGATACCACAT